AAGTCGGCTTTATCATACGAAAGTCCTACGAGCCATATACGCTGATTCGGCTGGGAGGCGTAGAATGTCGCTTCCATTGCCGATGCCGTAGTCTTTCCGAAACGCCTCCCACAAACCATTACAAAAAACCTAGCAGATTCTTTGGTAGGAAAATGCAATTTACGCTGACCCTCGTGTGGTTCATAGCCTAAAAAATCAAACCATTTTTGTTTATAATTATTTAAAACTTGCATTTTAATACCTTTCTAATTTAAGTTACGATATATGACAAATGCAAGATATTGTATTTTGCGTTACCAATTATACAACATATAGGAGGGCAGTATGTCCGAAGAAGCAAAAGTATCTAATGAAACAGTAGTGGATAATGGTACAGAGAATGTTACTCAAGAAGTTGCTCAGAATGAGTACATAGCAGAAAGCAAAAAGTATAGAAAAAGAGCACAAGAGGCTGAATCTAAGCTATCTGAACTACAAAAGCAGTTGGAACAGCAAGAAAATGCTAAGTTAAAGGAAAAAGAGGAATTTAAAACTTTGGCTGAGAAATTTGAAGCACAAGTAAATGAACTCAATCCTTATAAAGAAAAATACGAAGCAATACTTACTAATAGAAAAAACACTTTATTAGAACAGTTACCTGAGAATCAGCGTGAACAATTTAAAGACAAAGATTTAGATGTATTAGAGTTTATGGTTTCACAGCTAAATTCTAAAACGCCTTCAGAACCTAATGTTAGGGCAACTGTTAAAGGTAAATCAATATCTGAAGATTGGCATAAAATGTCAAACAAAGATAAAGAAAAGAATTGGAGTGACATCGTAAAGTCTTTTGCTAAAAAATAGTTAGGAGATTTTAAATGGCAAATATTACAGACCCATTAGACGTTAATGTCCTGTCAGGTGGGGCAGGTGCAGTATCGGCAAATATCGGAGATGCTTTCGTTCCTGAAGTATGGGGACAAGCAATTCTTGATAAATTTCAAACGAACACAGTTATGTTACCTTTAGCTAATGATTTATCAGCAGAAGCACAAGGTGCAGACAAAGTTCACTTACCACACATTGGTGTTACACCATTATCATCAGTTACTCAAGGTACAGCTATTGATTCTGATACAGATTCAGGTGGTTCTATGACATCAACTGAAACAGCATTAACAATAGACCAACATAAAGTAACTTCACTTTTTATTCCTGATGCAGTTAAAGCACAATCTTCATACAATTTATTTAATATGTATGCTGACCAAATGGCTTATGCAATAGGTAGAGGTGTTGATAACTACTTAATGTATAAAATTGTTGATAATTTAACTACAGCTCACGGTGATGCAAGTGGTGCTACACAAGATACAGTTGATATGTTAGAAGTGGGTGATGCTATATCAGCATCTAATATTGACGACATATTTAAAGCAGTAATTCTTGAAACAGGAAGTACAGATGGCTGGACAATGGTTTTAAGTCCAACTTTATATGCTTCTTTAGCTGCTTTAGATTCTGCTGCTGGTTTTGTAAGAGGTACAGCAGGACCATTAGGTGCTGACTTTGCTTCTACAGGTGTTGCAGGTAACATACTAGGTATGAACGTAGTAGTTACACAAAGTCCTTACTTAGATGTAGGTTCTGTTTCTGAAGATGCAGATAAAGGTATATCACCTTGGGGTGGTTTTGATACAGATGGTGCTACTAATGATGATATTCTTAGAGGCTTCTGTATTCATAATTCAGCATTATACTATGCTGCTTCTCAAGCACCTAGAGTACAACAGTCTTACCAACACAGATACCTTTCTGACTTAGTTACTGTAGATGCTATCTATGGTTGTGCAGTTAGAAACTCTGCTGTTGCAGGTGATAGAAGAATCATTGGTTTATCTAAAAACGTAGGATAGACTAAGTAGACAATAATCAGAGGGTGGTTTTGTGCCACCCTCTTTTTAAAAGGATAATATGTCATTAATAGAAAGTATTAAACAACACGAAGGTTATGTAGGTGTAGTCTATAAGGATAGTCTAGGAATAGATACAATAGGCTATGGATTTGCAATAAAAGATTTAGAATTAGATAGAGATATATGCGACATTATTTTAGAACGTAAATTAAAGGCGTTAGAAGATAGAGTTAATTTAAAGTTTAGTTGGTATAGTGATATGCCTGAAGAAATACAAGATGTCGTAATGGAAATGTGTTATCAATTAGGTGTTACAGGCGTTTCTAAGTTCAAAAAAACTATAGCATATCTGCAAGATAAACGATGGGAAGAAGCATCGGTAGAAATGTTAGATAGTTTGTGGGCGAAACAAACACCTAATAGAGCAAAAGAATTAAGTAATAGAGTAAAAGAGGTGGATAGTGGACATTGACAGTCTAAAAGTTGGTGGACTTGGTTTAAGTGGATATGTAGTAAACTGGGCAAACATATTTAGTCCAGTAGTTGAAGTGGGGTATATGATTGTACTTATTGCTTATTTTATGTATCGTATTAAACAAATAAAAAGTGAGATAAAGTAGATGAGTAAAGGTGTAGTTAAGAGAGTAATCGTAACGCCTGATAAACACTTTCCTCTACACGACCAACCTTCAATAAACGTATTGAAAAAGACTATCGAGATAGTCAAGCCTGATGCTTATGTTGATTTAGGTGATGTAGGTGAATGGGAAGCGTTTTCAGCTTGGAAATACAAACGCAAGAAAGCTCCTCCTCTGGAGTTCTTAATTAAAGATTTCGAACAAGATGTAAAAGATGTTAATGCAGGTATGGACCAAATTGACGAATCTTTAGATAAAGTAAACTGTGAAGAAAAATACTTTACTGAAGGTAATCACGATAATTGGTTAAATATGGCTGTTGAGAAATATCCTTATATACCACAGTATAAGTTTGCTAATGCAGTAGACTTAAAGGGTAGAGGTTATAAGTATATTCCCTTTGGAAAAAAGTTAAAATTGGGTAAATTATACTTATATCACGGACACGAATATGGTGGACAATACCATACTAGCAATCATTTGCGTAAACTAGGTGCAAATGTAATGTATGGACATTGGCACGATATACAACAAATGTCTGCTACCCATTTAGACGGACCTAAGTCTGCGTGGAGTATTGGGTGTTTGAAAGATATGAGTGATGAAGCAAATGAGTGGCTTAATGGTAGAAGTACAAATTGGGCTCACGCTTTTGCAATAGTAGATTTTTATAGAGGTGGACTATTTACAGTTCACATTATACAGATAATAAACGGCAGAACTTCGTTATGGGGTGAATTAATAGACGGAAATGGGAAATGATAGTGCAGAAAATGATAATACAAGCAGCAGTCAAGCTGTTATCAAAGCAATTCAAATTAGATAAAATCCTAAAATACGTTGAAGAACCAAATGAGTTAGATGATGAGGTTGAAAGACTTCGTAATCGTGTCGAGCTTTTAGAAGCAATTATAAAGGAGAAGTAATATGTTAGATTTTATAGTAAACAATTCAGATTTATTAATGGGTGGTACAGGTGGAGGTATTGTACTGTATATCCTCAAAAAGGTACCAAATAAGCAAATATGTGCTTGGGTTGAGTCAATATGCTACAATACAGGTAAAGTTATGACTTTAGGGCTATCTAAGTGGAAATTCAGTAAGAATATATGGAACAAAACAGTAGAGCCATATTTTATTGATTTACTAGATAACTTTGTAGGTTCAGCTGTAAGAGGATTCATTAAAGGGTTACGAGTAGATTAATGCCATATCAAAAGACAAAAGAAGGTAGATTAGTTAATGAAATCACTTTAGGTGATGGCTACCCTTTGTCTAATGATAAACAACCTTTGAAAGTGGGTGGGGAAGCATCTATAATAAATGTTTCCTCACCTACACCTGATGGTAGTGTTGATGGCGAAGTAGAAGTCAAAGGTAAATTAAAAGCCAAAGACACATTCATACAAGGTAATTTAAAAGCATTTACAGATGATAATACAACTGCTCAGTTTGTATTTGAATCTAGGCAAGGTGCAAATAATAGGTTTGATGTTAAAGCAGCAGCAAACACAAGGTCTGCAATTAGAATATTAAATAATCAAGGCTATTTTGAATTAAGACGTGATTCAAACACTACCTCATTAGAATTTACAGATGGTACCAATACACCTTTAACACTTGATGGTAATAATGTAGAGTTTACTAATCTTACTGATGGTTCTATAACAATAGATAGTTTTGTAGATGAAGATAATATGTCGTCAAACTCGGCAACAAAAATACCTACACAACAATCAGTAAAAGCCTATGTAGACAACGAAGTAGCAGGATTAGTTGATTCTGCACCTGCAACACTAGACACACTTAACGAACTTGCTGCTGCACTTAATGATGATGCTAACTTTGCTACTACAGTTACTAATAGTTTAGCAACTAAGTTAAACCTATCAGGTGGTACACTTACAGGTGATTTGACAATAAATTCTCCTGAATCTAAATTAATATTTAGAGGTGATGATACAAGTATGAATCACGAAATAGAATCTGATGGACATTTATATATTACTGTTGATGATGATGCAGACGATTCTAATAACTTTGTTCAATTTAGAGCAAATGGTGGTGGTACTATTACTAATTTAATGAAAATACAAGATGATGGTAATGTAGGTATAGGTACTACAAGTCCTTCTGAGGCTTTAGATGTAGCAGGAAATGCACAAATATCAGGTGATTTAATGCTTCGTGGTGAAGGTGGAATATTTATAGAAAATAGTGCTACTGCAAATGGTGGTAGTATTATTCAACCTGCAGGTGGTATGTATAGAACATCAAGCAATACTCATACAGGAGCAATTAAAATTACAGTTCCTCGTGGTTCAGGAGCAAGTCCTTCAGATATGATTAGTTTTTGGGTAGATGTATTTGATTATGGTACTAATCAAGCATTTACTGCATATATAGCAGGTTATGTATATCAAGGTGAAGGTTCTAATGAGTGGCATAATGTATCGGCACAAATATTTGGAAATTTATCACAAAATGATTATACAGTAAGATTTGGACACGATACAAATAATCATTGTGTATTAATTGGTGAAGTAGATACTGTTTGGAATTATATGCAAGTTACAGTTAGAAATGTTCAAGTAGGTTATGCTTCAGATATAGATGATTTCAAAGGTGATTGGACAATAACTTTTGAAACAAGTTTACCAACTATTGATGAAACATTGACAGGTAACTTTCCTATTGCATCAAGAACAATAGGTACTGCTGATGTAGCAACTACTACAACTTTAACTACTCAAACAGGAGATACTACTTGCTTTCCTATATTTGCAACTGCTAATACAGGAGATAGAAATTTACATACAAATAATAATTTTACATTTGATTCTACTAATGTAAGATTAGG